GGTTTGATTGCTGATGTCGTAGCCGGCACACCAATAAAACTGTTTCGTGAGAGTGACGGAAAGTCCGAAGAAATCAAGGACGATTATCGGGTGAAGTTGCTCAATGATGAAACCGGTGACACTCTGAATGCGAATGAGTTTTGGCATGCCATGATAAGAGATTTCTACACTGGAAAAGGTGGATATGCCTACATAAACAAGCAGCGAGGGAAAGTGCAGAGTTTGCATTATGTTGATGAAGAGAAAATCTCAATCAATGTTGGCACTGACCCCATTTTCAAAGATTTTGATATTATGGTGAATGGGGAAAAATACTTACCGCACCAATTTTTAAAAATACTGCGAAACACAAAAGACGGAGCAACAGGAATTCCAATCACAGTAGAAAATCCGACTATAATCGAAGCTGCCTATCAGGCACTATGCTTTGAGCTGCACCTTGTGAAAAAAGGCGGTAATAAAAAGGGATTTTTGCAGTCGGAAAAAAAGTTGGATGAGCCGTCTATGAAAGCGTTAAAAGAAGCATTTGCAAAGCAATATTCCAACAATACCGAATCGGTTATAGTTTTGAACAATGGTGTAAAATTTCAGGAATCATCTAATACCGCTGTTGAAATGCAGCTGAACGAAAGCAAGATTGCTAATGCCGAGGAATTTTCAAAGATTTTCCATGTATCAACAGAAATGATGAGCGGGAAAAGCGAAGATACAGCAGCTTTAGCAAAATTGGCAGCAATTCCCCTCATGGAAACGATTCAGTGTGCATTGAATAAGGATTTGCTGTTGGAAAAAGAAAAAGGTACATACTATTGGGCCTTTGACATAAAAGAGCTATTAAAAGGCGACATGAAATCAAGGTATGAAGCTTATAAGACGGCACTTGACTCTAATTTCATGCAGATAGACGAGGTTAGGTTCGCTGAGGACATGGACCCGCTCGGTCTGACTTGGATAAAACTTGGTCTTGACAATGTCCTTTACGACCCCAAAACAAAGCAAATTTACACACCAAACACGAACCAAACAAGCACAATGGGCGAAAACATCATAAACGATAATCAGCAGCTTTAGGGCTGCTTTTTTCATGCCGGAAAGGGGGTGATAAAAGATGAATATAGAAATTCGAGCAGACGGAGCGCACATCAGCGGTTATGTTAATGCCACAGAAAAGAAAAGTCGGCCAGTAATGACACCGAGAGGAAAAGTTATTGAGGAAATTGAGCCGAGAGCCTTTGAGGGCGCAATCGAAAGAGCCGGAAACATCACTGTTACGGTTGACCATGACAACACCCACATTTATGCCAGCACAGAAGAAAAGAGCCTGTCTCTTTATGAGGACAATATCGGTCTTCACGCAGACGTTTTGATTACCGATGAAACAATAATCGACCTCGCCAAAACAGGTAAAATACGCGGTTGGAGTTTCGGTATGTATAACGTGCAGGACGAAGTCGAACCGAGAGCAGATGATTTGCCACTGCGCAAAATCAAATCACTTGACATTGACCATATAACCTTGGTAGTCAAGAAAAATCCAGTCTATTCAGCTACCTCAATCGAAGTCAGAGCCGGTGAAAACATCGAGTATGAAACAAGGTCGGTCGAAGAAACCATACATATCACGGAAGAAAGGGCTGAGCCCGAAAAGCCGTTTTATGATAACTCGAAATATCGAGAAAGAATAAAAAACATAAATAAAGGAGACGAAACACGATGAAAAACATCAAAAAACTCATGGAGCGCAGAGATGAGCTTCAGGCAAGCATGGCAGCTCTTGTCAGCACTGCCGACACCGAAGAAAGAGCAATGTCAGACGAGGAAGCAGCTACTTTTGATGCCGCTGAAAAAGAAATCAGGGCAATCGATGACACAATCGCACGTGAAGAGCGTGCAAGAAGCTTCGAAAGAACTGTCCCTGCAGCAGGAAACGATTCTACTGAGCAGGTAGAGGAAAGAGCATTTGAAGATTATGTTATGGGCAGGGTTACTGAGCTTCGCACAGGCGAGCAAAACATGACCCTCGGAAACAACGGCGCTGTTATTCCGACAACTATTGCAAACAGAATCATCAAGGCAATTAAGGATCGCTGCCCGATTTTTGCCGGAGCAACAATTTACAATGTAAAAGGCAATCTCAAAATTCCTGTTTGGGGCAAAGCCGGCACACATGATATTGCTGTTGGTTACGCCACTGAATTTGCTGAGCTGACAGCTGATGCAGGTAAGTTTACCAGCGTTGACCTGTCCGGCTATCTTGTTGGTGCCTTGGTTCTTGTCGGCAGATCACTTGAAACCAATTCACAGTTCAACATCACTGATTTTATTGTAAATCAGATGGCTGATGAAATTTCAACATGGATTGAAAAAGAGTGTCTCACAGGTTCAGGCACTTCCGCAATGCAGGGCGCTATCAATACAACTAATACCGTAACTGCTGCTGCCGTTTCAGCCATCACAGCTGATGAGCTCATCGAGCTTCAGTGCAAAGTAAAGCAGGCCTATCAGGCTAACGCTTGCTGGACAATGGCACCGGCTACTTTCCTTTCACTCAAAAAGCTTAAGGACAGCAACGGCCGCTATTTGCTTCAGGACAATATCACCGGTTCTTTCCCTTACATGATTCTCGGCAAGCCTGTTTATCTGTCTGATAATATGCCAGCCATGAAGGCTTCCGCAAAAACTATCCTTTACGGAGATTACAGCGGACTTGCTGTCAATATTCATGAGGGTGTGTCTATCGAAATTCTCAGAGAGAAATATGCTACACAGCACGCAATCGGTGTTGATGCTTGGATGGAACTCGACAGTAAGATTGTTGACAATCAGAAGCTTGCTGTTCTTGTTCAGGCTGCTTCCTAAGTATAAAAAAGAACGTGGGCGGCTGAAATATGCCGCCTCAATTCTTATGAGGTGAAATATGAGCTATAACACAAAAAACTACACCAAACAGGGCGGAGAAGAATCCGTTATAAACGGCACCTTAATTTTCAAAGGCAAAGAGATAAGCTGTATGGAAAACATTGCGGCGGTTACAGATGCACCAACGAAGGAACAGTTTAATGCGCTGCTTACAGCGTTAAAGAATGCTGGTCTGATGACAGCTGACACATGACAGGAGCGTGAACCGTGAAAATCTGTGAAATATCTATGGAAACCGTTGCAGACTATTTGCGTGTTGAAGATTTTTATGAAGACCAGATAAAGCCAATCATGGAAGCTGCAAAGCAGTACATATCATCCTATACCGGCTTGCCTATCACATCCGAAATTGAGGGGGGAGAATCGATAGATAGTTTTGATGACCTGTACTATCCGTTCATGGTTTTATGTCAACAAATTTATGATAACCGAAGCGTTGTCGAGAGCAGCAACAATGCAAACAAGCTCATTGACAGCATTCTCGGGATTCATTCGAGGAACTTACTATGACGATAAATCCTGGTGACCTTAACAAACGAATTTCTTTCATAGAAAATATTTCAACGCAAGATTCTGACGGCTATGACATTGCCACACAAAATGTATTTTATTCCTGCTGGGCAAAGTTCAGCAGGACAAGCGGAACGGAAGTTGTCAAAGAAAGTGCTGATTTCAGCGAAGTCAAGTCACGGTTTTTAATTCGATATACCAACAGGAAAATCAATAGAAAAATGGCTATCCGGTATGACGGTGATGAATACGAAATTCAGTACATTAACGACTATGGCGACAACCATGAATATATTGAAATCATGTGTATGAAAAAAGAATTGAGGTGATGTGATGAGCGTAAACAGCATGATAAAGGCTGCACTTGGGGACATAGCACCGGTTTACCCTGACAATTACACCGGTAACGACCCGAAATATTTTGTATTCAACTATTCGACAACGGGCGGAGATTTTTCGGACGACCAGGCACAATATGACATCTGCCTTGTTCAAGTTCATTATTATTGCCCGCTTTCTATCAATACCGTTGAATTGCGAAAAAAAGTCAAACACAAACTTTCAAGCGCCGGATTTACATGGCCCGACTGCACAAATGCGAGTGATGACGAATATCAACACCTTGTCTTTGAATGTCAGCTTGCGGAGGTGATCGATTATTCCGAGTTTTAGCTTTAAAGGAATTGAGGAAATAGAAATCTCCCTCAATAATTTAGCGAACATACCTCAGTCGGTCCTTGACGAGATGGTGACCGAGGGTGCAAAAGTCTTAAAGACAAAAATACAAGAAAAAGGCAGGGCTTACGGTGTTCATAGAACTGGGGTTACACTCGAATCAATGAGAATCGGTAAGCCAAAACACAGCGGTGATGCTACTTCGGCAACCGTTAGTTTCTCAGGATCAAGAGGTGATCGTAAGACCGCTACCCGCAATGCAGAAGTTGCAATGATAAATAACTGCGGAAAAAAAGGGCAGAAAGCAAGACCTTTTGTCACTGACGGAACGGCGGCAGCCGAGGGCGAAGCAAATCAAGCCGCTGAAAAAATATACGATGACTATTTAAAATCAAAAAATCTTATTTAATACGGAGGATATAAAAATGGCAAGTATCGGAGCAAAGAAACCTACGTTCGCACCGTTCACAGGTGCACAGCCTGCGGCAGCATTACCAAAATACGGACCATCTATCGTCATGGGAAAGTTGGTCAAAGCCGATGTGACCGTAACCAACACAAAGGGCGAACTTTATGCGGACGATGCCCTTTCCGAGACAGTTGAAGAGTTCTCTTCTGCTGCTATTGCAATGGAAACAGACGACATGAAAGATGATGTGGCTGTTGCTGTTTACGGTGCGACTCTTGACAGTGAATCAGAAGAGCTTACTTTCAACGGAAATGATGCTATTCCTTATGGTGGCTTGACCTATTACAAAACACTGAGAAGAAACGGCGAAGCAGTCTTCAAAGGCTACTATTATCCGAAAGTTAAAGCTGCAATCGGCAATGACTCAGCCGCAACAAAAGGCAGCTCAATCACTTTTGGCACTACCCCTATTTCTTTCACTGTGTTTCAGTGTGAGACAGGTGCATGGAGAGTCACGAAAGAATTTGACGCCGAGGCAGCATGCGTGACATGGATCGCAGCAAAACTCACCGCATCGGTATAAAAACAAACGTGGCGGAGCTTTATAGTTTCGCCACTATTTTTTTTATTTGGAGGAAATATGAGACACGTTTCATTTATTTATAAAAAAAAGAAGTGCACACTGCTTTTCAACTGCCTTGCAATGCTTGAACTTCAGGACAAATTCGGCGGCATCAATGATTTGGTTGATGTGATTTATAACCGCAAGACAGGAAAAAACGGCAAATCCGAAAAAATCACAGATGATGTTGAGGCTTTCAATTTTTTGTGCGAGATTATTGAAGTTCTTTCCGAACAGTCATCAAATGCAAAGGCTGCCATGGACTTTGAACGTCCGGAGATACTTAGAGCGGCTAAGCTCAGTGCACTCACCAGTCCTACTGAAATAGGCCTGCTTCGGCAGGCAGCTTTTTCCGCTATCGAACACGGGATCATGCAGGAGACAGACGATGACGAATCTGATATTGACCTGGGACTTCTTGAACTTCAAAAAAAAACGGGCAAAGCAAAGTAAAGCAAGTTGACATAGTAGCAATGGGAATTTTATCCGGGCTGAGCAAAAAGGAAACGCTGCTATCTACAATGGGCGAATTATTCGATTTAGTATCTGTGAAGACCAAGGGCAAAAAAAGCAGTGATGATGATTGAGGTGAAATAAGTTGTCAAGAACAATATCAACAAGATTTGCAGTTGGCGGCGAGTCCGAATATAAATCTGCGATAAAGTCAATAAACGGTGAATTATCAACGCTAAAATCCGAACTGGCAAAAGTATCATCGGAATATATCGGGCAGGAAAACAGTGTTGAAGCACTGTCAGCAAAAAACAAAGTTTTATCGGATAGCTATGCAAAACAAACTGAAAAAATAGCGACCATTCAGGCCGCAATAAAAAATGCACAGGCAGCCGAACAAAAATACAGTGATACAATTTCGGAAAAATCAGAAGAACTGAAAAAAGCTGAAGAAAGCCTTCAAAAAATGAAGGACAGCACTGAGGACACTTCGGATGCTGAAAGTAAGCTTCAAGAAAAAATATCTAAGCTAAAATCCGAGATTGAAACTGCCACACGTGGGCAGGACAGTGCCGCCCAGAGCATAGACAAATGGACTCAGTCTAGCAATTATGCGCAGGTTGCTGCCAACAAACTTGAAAATGAGATTTCTCAAAATAATCAAAAAATGGCGGAAGCACAAAGTGCTGCTGCTAAAACATCTGATTCTGTTGAAAAATACAGTGACACAGTCAACGACGCTTCTGAAAACACACAAGAATTAAGCAATAAAAGTGAACAATCATTTGAAGCGATAGCCGGAGCGATAGCTGCAGCTGGTGTTAAACAAAGCCTTGAGGAAATTGTAAGTATGTTAAAAGAGTGCACGGCTGCATCTATTGATTTCAACAATGGTATGGCTGAAACATTTACGTTGTTACCCGACATTACGGAATCAGTAAAAGCAGAAACCAGTGAGACACTTTTAAATTTCAAAACCGAGTTTGCTGTGGCATCTGATGACGCCACTTCTGCCCTGTACCAAACAGTGTCGGCAGGTGTTGAACTTGGCGATTCCATGGAATTTTTGGAGACAGCGCAAAAAGCAGCGGTTGGCGGTGTTACTGATTTAACCACATCTGTTGATGGTCTTACATCTGTAACAAATGCTTACGGCAAGGAAAATATCACGGCGCAGGAGACAGCCGATAAGATGTTCACGGCGGTAAAACTCGGTAAAACGAATTTTGAGGAATTGTCAAAGAACTTATATAACGTAATTCCTACTGCATCCAGCAACAAAATTGCATTTGATGACATCACGGCAGCTATAGCACAGATGACAGCACAAGGTACTCCGACAGCACAAGCTACAACACAAATCAGACAGATGCTTGTCGAACTTACCGACTCGGGTTCTGAGACTGCTTCGACATTTGAAAAACTTGCCGGAGTTTCTTTCAGAGATTTTATTGCTGAGGGCGGAAACACACAGCAAGCCCTTGAAATTTTGAGTGAGGGAGCAGACAAGGCCGGAAAGACCATAAGTGATATGTTTTCATCGGTAGAAGCCGGAAATGCTGCTATTGCACTTTCGGGTGACAAGGCTGCTGCTTACTCAAAAAATATTGACCTAATGAAAAATTCGTCAGGTGCCTGCGACAAGGCATTTGACACAATGTCACAAACAACAGAATATGCGACTAAAAAATTTGCATCGTCAGCAGAAACACTGAAAATATCAATCGGTAATGTTTTGGAACCACAGATTAAAGAAATATCCGAAGTCGGTACCGGTGCATTTGAATGGGCAGCTGATTTTGTTGAAGAAAATCCGTGGGTAGTTGCGGCGTTTGAATCGGTAGCGGCTGCAATAGCAATTTTAGCTGTAGCTGTTACCGGATACACGGTTGTGACAAAAATTGCAATACCGCTCATCACATCATTTAACGCCGCTCTTGCTGCAAACCCAATCGGAATTGTTGCTATAGCTTTAGGCGCACTGATAACGGCCGTAACTTTTTTTGTTGGGGTGTTAGGTGATAGTAACGAGGAACTTTCAGAGGCAAAAGACAGAGCCAACGAAACCAGTGAAGCAATGGAAACACTGGCCGACACGACACAACAGACCACTGATAAATCCGAGGCCACCACCAAGACAGCTCAAACATTAATTGACAGGCTCAAAGAACTTGAATCTCAAGGTCTGAACACGGCAACTGCACAGCAAGAATATTCAGATACCGTTCAGCAGCTAAATGAACTTCTCCCTGAACTAAATCTTCAAATAGATGAAAACACAGGTCTGATAAAGGAAAATTATAGTTCAATAGATGCACAGGTAAAATCCATTGAAAAACAGGCAAAAGCCAAAGCTTACGCTGACCAATATACAACTGCTCTTGAAAAACAAGCTGAAGCTCAGGTTGAAGTCGAAAAAACGACGAGAAAAATTAATGAGCTGACAGAAGAGCGAGAAACAAAGCTGAAAAGGCTCGGAAAAATTCAGGAAGAAATCGATAAGATTTATGGCGACGGAATTGAGTCAATCGATAAGAATCGTGAAAAACTTATTGCTTTGAATCAGGAGCAGGACGAGCTCACTCAGAGCACCAAAGAATCAGAAGACACAATTTCAAAATTGCAAGAGGCAAATGAAGTTAACAACGACACACTGGATGAAACCACACAAGTTGTGACCGATGCCAAGGCAAGTTATGACGATTATAATGATTCTGTCTCCGAAGCTGAGGAGAGCAACAGTGCTGCAGCGGAAAGCCTTGAAAATATTCAAACAAAGGCATCCGAGCTACAGCAGCAAATGCAAGATTTAAACGATGCTTACGCCCAAAACAAAGAAGTTGCTTATGAAAATATTACATCTGCACTTGGCCTTTTTGAGGAGATGCCAGTTTCTTTTGATAAAACGGCTCAAAGCATAATTGATTCTTTGAAAACACAAGAAAATTACCTTGACGACTACTCGGCCAATCTTAAAACTGTCATGGACCGTTGCGGTAGCTCGTTAAGCGATGACATGGCAACAAAATTGCGTGATGGTTCAACAGAATCGGCCGAAATCCTTTCGGCCTTGGCCGGTGCGACTGACGACGAAATGCAACAAATCATAGACAGCATGGGCAAAGTTGAAAAAGGCAAGAATAATTTTTCGTCACAGATTGGTAAAATGGCGTCCGATTATGATGAAAACATGAAAAAAATAAAAGGGTCAATGGATGAATATGTTGCAGACCTAAACCAGTCCACTGAGGCTGCACAAAATACAGACTACACACTGGATGCAATCGTAAACGCTGTGGAAAATGGAAAACCGAGAGTTGTTAAAGCTTATAAGGAACTTGCTGAGGCGGCCAATGCGTCATATCGAGCGGCTTTGGATGAACATTCCCCCTCAAAGGTCTTTGAAAAAAGTACTACATGGACTATTGATGCTATAACCCAAACAGCAAAAAAAGGTGAAGCTGAGGTTAACACTGCGTACAAAAAGCTTGGAACGGCAGCAAAGTCAGGATATGAAGCAACAACTATAAACAATTTGACCGATTCCCTCAAAGATTCAATGAAAGAAATTGAGGATAGTTATAAAACGCTGAGAAAATCTCACATTTCAAATCTTGCGAGTATCGAAAAAGACTATAGCAGCACGATAAAAAATATCAAAAAAGAATATAAATCGGCCATAGAAGATATTAACAAGTCTATTGCTTCACGTTCGGAACAGCTTGGTTCTCCTGGCGACTTATTCGGCACATTCACAGATGCGGAATCGTTTATTGAAAACATGAAAAATTCCAATGATGCTTTAAGTGCCTACAAAAAGCAGTTTGACGAGCTAAACCAAAAGGGCCTGCCAAACGAGTTTATGTCGCAAATTGAAGAATTAGGTGTTGATAGTACAGAACAGCTCAAAGTTTTAAACAATATGACTGATGAGCAGCTGAATGAATATTTATCGCTGTGGCAAGCAAAGCAAGCAACTGCAAGCAAAATGGCAACCAAACAATATGCTGATGAAAAGGCTGCCGCAAAAACTGAGCGAGCTGAATCACTTGCACAAGCAAAAACAGATTACGACACTGCTATTGCCAAAGAAAATGCGAGCTTTGAAAAGCAGCTCGCAAAGCTTGAGCTTAAGGCTCAAAAAGCCGCTAATAAAATTGGAGAGAGCCTCACCAAAGGCATAAAAAAAGGTTTAATCGATTCTCAGTCTGATTTGACAAAGGCTCTTGAAACTATGGTTTCGGATTGTATTAA